ACAGACTACGAGGCACATGACACTAACTACCGTATAGCTGTCTATAAAGAAGCAAAAGCACTAGTACCAGAAAATGCTATTGTTGATGCACTAATCACTAAAGATGTGATTGGTATTCTTGCACCACAAGAATCTGTAAACCAATATGAACAAGCGTTTATCGATTCTATTCAAGATCCTGCAGTCAGACAATTAATGACTGAAGAAAATGAATTGGTGTTGAGCAGAGATTTAGAATCTCAGATTCCTTCTGAACGAGAAGAGGAAGAAGAATACGAGGGCGAAGCGGGTAGTGAATATGCAGGCGAAGACATGGTTGGTTACACAGGGCAGAATGGCCCAGGTGTACCCATTCAAAATACAGGTCCTTCATATCAAACACAGCAAGCAATTGCTGTACAATTAACCGGCATGAATGTCGGCAGATAAATACAGTATCACAACAAATCAACGGTTATTACGTTATAATAGGAGAATTCAATGAGTGATCAATTAGACGTTGGCAACGATTCAGCCCTTGTGGAAGAGCAAGTGAACGATGATGTTCAAAATTCTTCAAATGAGCCTAGAGTTAATCCAGGCGCTATTCGCAAATCACAGACTCAAAGCATTTTAAATGCATTGAGCAGAGCATCAGGTCAACAGTTAGGTTCTGTTGAAGATGCAGTTGCGCTTATCGCTAAGATGCAGGTTCAAAGATCCGATGGCAACGTACAGCCAGTGGAACAACAGCCACGACAATCAAATCGTGTTTCAACCAACGATTTGCATGAACAGTTTCAAAAATTACGTTCAGAACTTAGTCAAAAAGAACAAGCACTGAAAGTAAAAGAACTTGAGACAGATATATTGCAGACAATGGGTGATAGATTTGATCCTGAGTTATCAGAATACGCTATCCAGAAAGTCAAGTCAAATATTACTTGGAACGATGATGGAACATATAGCATTGTGAACACTAAGGGACAAGAGCGTTATGGCGATGATGGTAACCCACTCACGTTAACAGGATTAGTTGAAGAAATTGCTAGAGGCAACCCAAAGTTGCTGAAGCAAAAAGCAACTCAATCGGGATCTGGTTTGAGACCAGGACAAGGTAACTATTTTGCAGGTGCTCCCGTTGATCAAGTACCTGACTATTCAAAAGACCCAGCGGCATTCAATGCTTGGGCTCAACGCAATGGTCTAGGTAAAGGCGCAGGACTAAAAGCACAGCAAGTAGGTGTCACTGTTTCAGGCTCATCCAGGAAAGTTTTATAAGCCAACATATAGGAGATTACTACAATGGCATATATTTTAGGAGGCGGTAACAATGAAGAAGATGGCTTCACTACCGCAATTGCAAACTTTGCTTTACGTGCTATGCACGAAAGCCAGGGTCTAGTAGACTTTACACAGGTTGTAACACCCAACCAAGGTAACGAATACTTAGTACCTAACTTCGCACCTATCACTTATCAAGATTACACCCCAGTCAATGGCGAGGGTGGTTTTGCTACAGGTGGTGCAGTCGAACAGAACCCAGCCCTTGGTCAAGGTTCTATCACAGCTACTCCAGCAGTAGCCGCAACAGCATTCGATGTGTTCTATGGTTGGACAACTGCATTCCAGTTGGCAGCTACTATCGGTGCTGAACTTGGTGAATCTTATGCAGAGAAAGTTGATCAGCGTGTTTGTGCCGCTTTCACATCTTTCAAAGCAACTCCAAGCAACACTCTTTACTCACCAACTCCACAAGACGGCTTTGCTCGTCCTTTAGAGTTAGGTGCTATGGAGCTTGTAGCTGACCAAGACTCACCAGCAGGTGCAACAGGTGGCTTTACTGCTAACTCAGTATTGGGTCTAGTACGTAACGTCAAGCAAAATTACAAAGCCGCACGTTTACCAGGTACACCAATCATCGTTTTAGATGCTAATGGTGACTCTGCTGAAGTTACTGCTTCAACACGAAGTGGTTCTTCAATGAATCGTATGCTTGATGAATTAACAGGCGGAGCAGTTGGTTCTGCTGATTCAGGTGGTTCTGCAATCACTTCACTTGGTGAAGAATTGTTAGCAACTGGTCAGTTATCTAATATCTATGGTTGTGCAGTTATTTTCAGCACATTCTTAGATACTGATACACGTACTGTTGCTGGTGTATCTGGCGAAACAGTTCTTGTTGGTGCTTACTTCCACGAAACTGCAATTTTCACAGTACTCAAAGAAGGTCTACAAGTCAAGATGGGTGAGAAGCCCGGTGGACTTCAGATGTGGGTAACTGGTCTTGCATACATGGGAGCAGGTGTCGCTGATAAGAGACGTGGCGGAGCTATTAACATTCTACAGGCTTAATTGAATTAGTATAGGAAAATAATATGTCAGTTCCATATCAAAGAGTATCAAATGCAACAGTAGCAGACATCATTTTTTATGATCCTGCTGCCGAGCGCCGCGCATCTCAGATGCAAGTTAATTGGGACGACTACTTCAAAGTAGGTAGTCAAGAAATCCTCTACAAACTTGAGTTTGGTTGGTGGCCAAAGTATTGCGATACTGTAATGGGTGCTACATATTACGCTAATTTACCTAATGGACAAATGGTATCTGCATTTAATCCAGCGCAATTGATCAAAAATGATCAAACTCTGATACGACTCGATACTTTCATGGCGATTAAAATCTTCTATGAAAGTATCGTATCAGATACGTCTAACGTCAACTCTGTTGATACTGCAAACTTTAATCATGCACTTGACAGATTTGAAGCTGAATGGACTAAAGCACTGGAACTGATGAATTTCTATGATTTGAATCAGGATGCACCTAACGGTCCTACTACTAAGTTGGAAGAAAACTGGGTCGCTGATCCAGACTATTTCACTGGTGATAGGAGATACTTTTAATGGCTAGACCTTTGGTCGACAAAGCAGAGGTTGTTACATACTTACGAGCAGTTGCGAGACAACAGACTCCAATCATCGAAGTATCTGCAACTTATCCTAGCGATGAAGACACAGTAGCATATGGATTGTATGTTGATGATGTGACTACTAACAGTAGAAGCGTAAATCAACTTGCGATACAAAAATGTGGTCAGATGTACGATGCTGTTGATCAATTTAACATTTTGTACATATCATTTCAGAATGATCCACAATCGCTTGCGATTCAAGATGCTATCGAAGACTTAGCCGCAAATGTCAACTTTTTTGATGGTTATACATCAGTAGAGTTTGACAGGGAAGTTACAATAGGTAACAAAAGCGAGATCCACACCTATACGTTCGATTTAACCCGTTTAGAATTTAATAACGCCTATCAATCTTAAAGGAGACATAACATGGCAAGAATTACAGTAAACACAACAGGTACTGCACCGCACATTTACTTGACTACAGACGTAGATTCAGGTAATATCTTTGATGGTTCTAATGCAAACTCTTGGTTGTCAACAACTAGCGCATTAGATGTGACTTGTTTGCAAGATGTTACTATCACCAATTCTACCGGTGTCTTCTCTTGGACAGACTTCTGTTCAATTGATATGAACAAAGTTACAACTCCTGCTGACAACAGCATTGAGACTAACATTGTTATTGACCCAGTAGACTTTTTTGGTAATAGTTCAGCAGGTAACACTACTGCATTGTTCAACGGCGTGAATGGACTTTCATCTAACAAGATCGAAGTTCAATTCGTTGTTGTAATGAACGGTGAATTAGATACACCTACAGCAAACGCATATTACTATCAAGGTATTGGTTACATCACTAGCGTAGCCCCAACAGTAAGCCCTGAGGCCCCTGTTTGGGTATCACCAATGACTATCGCAGTCGATGGTGCTCTAAACTCTGGTCAAGTAACTAGCTAATTTAGTACTATAACGAGTAGGGAGGAAACTCCCTACTCACTTTAATAATTCACGAGGATCAACAAATGACAGAAGAACAAGTCTGGCTAAAAACAGACGAAGAAAAACTCAGATCGCTCATCGCAGATGAAGCAAAAATGATGCCCATGTTAGACAACATGCAGGCAACTATCCGGCAATTAAAAGCCAAACAACAATTCCGTTTAGCATTATTAAATCAACTACTAGAAACAGTAGACGATAATACTAAATAATTTATGAACAATTCAAAGGAGAATAACAAGTGAAGCTATCAGAAATTTCTAAAAAACCTCAACTAATCGAAGTCTTAATCGAAGACGAAGAAATCATCAAAGAGTTTGGTGAACCCTTGTCATTTCATACATGGGATCGTCAACCTATGGATACATTCGTCAAACTTGCTAACTTGACAAGTGAAAATGATTCTAAAAATATTAGGATCGGCGACATGATCGAAGTAGTAAGAACTCTAGTATTAGACGAAAAAGGTAAAGAGATTATTTCTAAAGACAACACTCTTCCAGTAAATGTGTTGACTAAGGTAATTCAAAAGGTCACAGAAACGCTGGGAAAGTAACAAATGAAGCATTGATTATTGACTCACCTAAAATGAGCATAATCATGCAGATTGATACGATAGGTAAGAGATATGGTCTTTTACCTAGCGAAGTTTTGATGAGGGCAGACACGTTTGATCTTTACATCATGGATGCGGCATTGACTTTTGAGAACTATCATAACAAAAAAGCTAATAGCAAGAATGGTAGAGCGCCCATCCCTGAATTGACAATCGAAGAAATGTATGCAATAAAAGGTAAGAAACCAGAATGAGAATAGATGCTAGAGTATTCAATAAACGCATGAGGAAGTTAGCAGAACTTCCCGAACATTTGTTGGATGAAGCACTGGATCTAGTAAAAGAAAATACTCCTGTTCAATCTGGTTATGCACGTAGAAATACTAAAAAGAAAGGTAATGCTATTGTTGCAGATTATCCATATGCAGATAGATTAAATCAAGGTTACAGCAAACAAGCACCAGATGGTTTCACTGAGCCAACAATTGAACAATTGCGAAAAGAAGCCGATAAATTTGTCAGGAAAATTTGATCATGGCTAGAGATATTACAGTAGCGTTAACGCTAGATAACAAACAGTTTAACAGTGCATTAGCACAATCGCAAAGAAAAGCTAATCAGTCTACAACAAAGACAACTGCCGATGTAGATGGATTGACTGGCGCATTCAAAGGTTTAGTTGCCGCTATCGGTGTGACTCAAATTATTGGTTTAGCTGATGATTTTACAGTCCTCAATAACAGATTACGAGCAGTAACAAACAGCGAAGTAGAAGCCGCAAACGCACTTAGATTAGTGCAACAAGTTGCTGGTGCGACTAGAAGTGATCTTGGTGCTGTTGCAAGTTTGTTCTCAGACATCACGCTTGCTACAGAAGAATTAGGTCTATCACAACAACAAGTAGCACAGATCGCTACTACATTCTCGCAATCATTAAAAGTATCAGGTGCAGATGCAGGCACAGCCGCAGGTGCTATTAGACAATTTGGTCAAGCACTAGCATCAGGTACTTTACGTGGTGACGAATTCAACTCTATCAATGAAGCAAACAGTAAATTCATGGGTGAGTTTGCTGATGCACTAGGCGTGTCACGCGGTGAATTGCGTAAACTTGCTAGTGAGGGCAAGATCACATCAGAATTGATGGTTGCAGCCACACAACGTATGGCTGCCAATGTTGAACGAGACTTCAACAAAACCACAACAACTATCGGTGAATCATTTATCAGACTAAAAGACTCTGTGATGGGTCTATTTGGTGCTATCAACGAAGATACAGGTGTATTTCAAGCTTTTGTAAAAACTCCTATTGTACAAACAGATATTATCGGTTGGGAAAATCAATTAGAAATAATACAATTAAAAGCAGTAGTAGCAGATACAATAGTCGCAATTGAAAACATAAAAATACAAAAGACGCCACTGCCAGACGATGGCGAGATAGGCCCAGTTATCAATTTGTTATCTACAAAAAATGGAGTAATAGATAGAAAATTTTTATTTAATACCGAAGGTCTGCCATT